GCGCCTTCAAACTGCTTCATAATGTCGTCATAGATCTTGTCGCCGCCGCCCCACATTTGATTAATTTGGATGCGGTCAAGAACCACAACATCGTTGCGTCCAGACACTAGCAAAGCAAATGACAGGATCTTGTTACCAATACCAGTGCCTTCTGCTAGTGAGTAATATTCGCGTCTTATTTCTTTACTGTTTTTGCTTTGGTCTGCAATTAAGTTATGCAGGCGCGTCAATGCAGACACGCCGCCTTCATCAACAGCAGCCATCTTTTTTAAGAAAACCTCACCAAAGTCGTTTGCATTTGATGTGGCACTTTTGCCGGGCGCACCTTCTGGCTGTATGCTCATTGACATCTTGCGCCAAGCGGCGCTGTCAGCATCAGACCATTCACCACGCGCCGCCTTTTGGATAAATGGCATTGCAGCTTCAGCCAACTCAAGATAACCAGCCTCATGCGGGAATGCTGACATGCGTCTTGACAAGATAGCCCAGAGCATAAGTTGACCTGTCAACTCAGGCCCAGACCCAGCGGTGTATGCATCAACAAACTTTTGTTGTACTGCCAAACCCTCATCAGCCGCTTTGATTTGATCCGGCGTAATTTGCCCAAACCAATCAGCCCACTTTTCCGGGTTGTTTGCGTGTTCGATCATCCACGATGGCGGCATCGACACTTCTTTTTTGTTTTGCATTTTGGCAACCATAGTCGCATATGATTGCGGTGACGCCAGCGGATCGGGAAACTCTTGCTCAAGTTGCGTCATCACCGGCTTAACTTTTTCTGAGTTCTTTGGTGTCAACTTAATCGGCACCAAAGATTGCTTGCCAGTACCCTCTGGCTCAAACGCATCAACATTGACGCGATACTCTGGCGCTAAACCGCTGACTGTCGCCTCATCTGATGCTTGTGACAATCCTGTTGTTGGTTGTTCAGATCTGGCTATGCGGCCAATCCCAGCCAACACCGGATCAATCACATCCATAGGATCAGCGCCAGACATTACACGATTAGTAATAGGCCCACGTTCAGCCATACGCGCTTCGGCGGCTTGCCCGGCAACGTTTGCACCCTGACGCAAAGCCTGCCCGGCGGCTGGCACACCTTTAGCCACGCCCTTGCCAGTAGCCACCGCGCCTTGACCAAGGCCAAAGAAACTGCCAACCTCTGCGCCTTGCATAAAGCCCTGCTTAACATCCTCTGGAATACCGGCCTTAGTAGCCATATCATCTAGGAAACCCAGCGTTGCGCCGGAGCCAAACTTGTTCGACACCTCTTCAACTTGCTGAATAAACGCATCAAGCCTGCCCTGATCTGCGCCAGGGAATGCGGCCTTATACAGACCAGTCGCCAATGCGGCAATGTCACCCGGCGCACCAACGACACCGGCAACCTTGCCCGGCCCAAAGCCAGCCATAGTGCCGCCAATCTCTGCCTCAGTTACCGGCGCACCAGCCGCCTCAGACATAGCGTAAATATCACGATAACCAGCCGGGCCTACATCGGCGCTGTCTTCCATAAATTCTTGCAGTCTGGAATAGCGCATTCCCGTTTCGTCTTCGGCCACCTCAATGGGTGCGCCTGACTGATGAAAACCAATGGATGTGCCTATTTCTTTGCTTATATCCATTACTGGCCTCGCAATTCTTGTAGTTCTTTTGCGTCACTTAGCAACTCAGCAAGCGCTTCCATATCTGTGCCGGGTGAGAAAAAGCCACCCTTTTCAGGATTGGCTTGCAGTTTTTGCGCCTCTGCAATTAATTCATCCAAATCAACAATGTTTTTACCAAAGAATGATTTTGATGCCTTGCCAACAGTTCTAGTCAAAGTTGTAATTAGCGTTTGCTTTTCTGCGTTTACTGTCGGGTCTATCTTTTCTTTTGCTATGATATCATTTGCAAATTGTATTGGATCAAATTCTGGGTCTTTGTCCATTTTTAAAATCATATCACTGCGGTGCTTGGCAAACTGCCTTAAATTTTCTGGTGCCTTTCCATACTTACCACGCGCCAACAATTCTGGCCTGCCGTAAAAATCACTCAACACATCAACAGCAGAATTAAAGCGCTTGTCTTTTTGCGCTCGTAAATCACCCAGCAGACTGTCCATTGTCCCAGCAGTAATTTCACGATCTGTAAATGCGTCAAGAATGTCTGTGTCGGTAAGTTCGCGGCGCATAGCCAGTGTGTTTAGTTCAGCCACGCGGTCAGCATTATCGACGCCGCCATCTGTTTCCATTACCTTAAAAAACTTGGCCGCTTTTTCCGGCTCAAATTTTTGCAATTGCTCAACTAGTGGCGTTGCTGTTTCAAAGTCTCTGTTTCTAATTGCCTCGTGAATATCAGGTAGCAAGCCGTCGACCTTGTTTTTCACTAGGCGGTCATCGGCGCTGTCTTGTGCGCTCTCCAGCGACAGTAATTCTTTTGCGCCATCAATATATGTTTTGCGGAAAAGTGCCTTCTCCTCATCACTTAATGTTGAATATAAAACATTATAGCGATTGCCAAAGTTGCCTGCCAAAGCCTGACGCCCATTGCCGGGCGTGTTTGCAAAATCCAGCAACACGCCAATCTTAGCCTTGGATAGTTCCCCTTGGATTTCTTCTGACTTGTTTACGGCGTATGTTTTGTCGCCAGTGTTAATTGCAAAATCAACATACTTGGCACCCTCTTGAGCGAGGCGCAGCAGTATGTCTTCTGTGTCAGCGTCACTCTCTATGTCTTGCAAAATGCCCTTAAATTTGTTTGGCATCTCAGCAAATGCCATATCGGCTCTTGCAATTTTTTGCGTTTGAATAATTTTCAATTTATTTTGCAGCGCTGACTTGTAAACAGCGGACGCGCTTGTATTGGCACTGGCGTTGTATTTTAAAGCCTGCCCCGGATCAATGCCAGCAATCAGATCAGTGTGACCATCAATCATAGCCCTCATGTCTTGTTGCATTTTCGGTATGTCTATATCCATACCAGCGTCAATCATAGCTGAATAACTTGACGCCGCCTTGTCGGCTTCCATCTGCAATTCAGTCGTCAACTGCTGTGCCGCAGTCGCAGTCGTTACCGCGCCGAATACTGTGTCTGGATCGCCGACAATCTCATCTAAGTCGCGGCCTTGTGATATGGCGTCTTGTATTTGTTCAGCCGTCACCGGGTTTTCAAATGCGTACTTGGCCGCCTCGCGCTCAGTTTGCTTGACCGCTTTTTTGTAGGCGTAGTCGCTCATCGCATTAAGAGCATTGCCTATAGCGTCATAACTACGCGCTCTGGCGTTGGCCGCAGTCGTAAAGTTAACCCCCGGCACTGACGGTATGGCTGCCCCTAGTGGGCGATATCTTAAATCTTTTGCCATCTAACAACTCTATCTAAATGTAGGGCCATATCCAAATGTACTTCCCGGTGCGCCGCCGCCCATTGTGGCGTAAGTTGGCAATGCAGCCGTACCACCGCCAGCAGGCGCACCGCCGCCAGCAGGCGCACCACCTAATGTCGCGTAACCAACGGCAAACTGTGTCAGGGTGCCAAGCGCCTGCATTCTGCCAGCGGCCATCGTCGCCTTGGCGGCAGACGCATACTGATGCGCTTGAACGTCGCCCATAGCCAGTTGGATCGTGCCGCCATCAGCGGTGTTGTAAAACTCTAACGCGCCTTTTCTCTCAGCCAGTATAGATAATGTACGCGCACTGCCGCTGGATGGGTCAATGTTGCCAGCGCCAGCCCGGCTGTTAATAGCCGCCTGATGCGCGTTAATATTTTCTAATACGGCCACGCCCTGCTGTTTAAATTTTAAAGCCTCAGAACGCGCCTGCACTTGTGCCATAGCGCCCTGCATCATCAGCCCCTTGGCAGACGCCTGTGCAGACTTTAGCTGTGAATACATTGTTAAAGCAGTTAACCCTGCCGCTATTGGTAGTGCCGCTGCGCCCATCTTACTGTCCTATGCTCACTTTGTAATCAATGCCAAGCAGTGTCATTTTAAGTGGCACCTCTTGGCCGATTGTAACTTGTCCATCATATGTATAGCCCAACATGCTAGGCAATGTTTTAATGCCGGTATACTCAGGCACCGCACCGCCAAATACGCCAGTGCCAAATTTCCTAAACGGTACTAGCTTGCCGTCGATGGTCAGTGACTGTGTCTCAAATAATTCCGCATTAACTTCCAATATACGCTTTTTAAAACCTTTTAGCGACCCACTTGGTAAGTTTGGCTCAAATGGCAGTGTCTTGATCTCCGGTGTAAAACTCAGCCCCACTTGATAACTTGATGTAGCTGGCCGAGCAAATGTTACAGTGTAAGGGGATGCTGGCACAACTTGTGTTGGCTCATGCACACCATCGCGGATAACGTCAACCGTCCTGGCCTCAAGGTGATCCATTGTAACACTTGATGCCGCGCCGCCTGTTTTTGCACAATCAAGTAACACATCGGCGTCAAATATCTCAACATAATAAACAGTCGCGCCATTTACTGTGCGCTTTACTATTGTGTAAATGTCGTCAACATCAACACCAATATTTATGAACTCACCATCTGTTGTCCACTCTGATGGCGCAATAACATTTTGACTGCGCAATAATGTATAACACGCAATACTTCCATCATCGCCATTGACGATCATCAGCCGGTCACCCTCATCTGTTGATGTGGCGACACGCACCGCCATTTCTTCTGGCGATCTTAGAAGATGGGATGACAGCAAAGAAATTTTGGCAGATGTATAAGCCTGCACCGTGTCACTAAATAAAAACTCTTGCAGCGCCTTGCCCTGCCTTTGCACAAACAAGGTTGACCCGTCTACGTTCTGCAAGCGGATGCCAGCTTTCATACCAAAAGCAGTTTGCTGTTTAACGATTAGATTACTTGGTGTGATGGGCGTATCTAATGATTGCGGCACATAGAACTCAGCGCCTGTTGTAAATATTTGTAAATGCCTACCAGAATAAATATCAACAATTGCGTTAAATGTGCCGGTGTCTAATGTGGCACTAACAGCCGCATCGTCTAAAGCCTCGCCGGGGTTAAAGTTAAAAAAGTCAGAGACGCGAGAGCCAAACAATGTTGATGGCCTGCTCTTAGTGCCGCCGAAATACAAGCGACCCTCGTGGAAAGTCACCGAGCGCGGGTAGCCTCTAGTCGCCGACCACACGTTCTCGTAGCCGTTTTCTATTTCCCAATCGCCGGAAACAATATCATCAGTGTCAAAAAAAGGAATTTCAACGTAAGCCTTGACGACTGTATTGCTGACATATTCTGTAATCCTAGCGCGACCAAAGCCATTAACAGCGTTTACGTATTCATCAACGCTGTTTTCGCCCCACGCTTTAATTTCGTAGGAACTGGTTGCATCTGGCGCAGTGTCAAACGCCTTGGATACTGTGGCTGTTTTTGTTGACGCCACATAATCAGACACAAGCCTATGCTGACCAGCGCCTGTGCCAGCCGTAATGTGCAGCGAAAAACCATTACACGCATCGTCAGTGGTGTAACTGGTTGCCGCCTTTAATGTAATTGTCGTTGATGAACCGGCCTGCGCAGTGCCGTTGTCTGTCGTAACAGCTGACGCAGTAAGTGTGACGTTGCCGGTTGTGCCGTCTGGCGTAATTGTAAAGTCGGGGTTTGCAGTGGTTATCGTGTATGCGTATTTAGGCACAAAAACAAAACTGATCGTGCTGACCGTCCAATCACTGTCGCCAGCACCCCGCACAATCTTTAGTGGCGCTAAGTCTTCATGCACGACAATGACTGTGTCCGCAGACTGCACCCAGTTCATTGTCGGTATGATGGCGCTAGTCAGTGCCGAAACAGTCAGGAAATCATTGCCGCTGCCATTTATGTCGGTAATTTGTGTGCCGTTTTTAAACACATACATTTTGCCGGGCGTGAATACCAGCATGTAACTGTCGTCAATGCTAAACTCAAATGACACCATACGCACAGCCGTTCCAGCGCCGCTGTCTAACTCAGCAACAAACTTGGTGCCGTCCCGGCGTTTAGCGCCGCCTTGGGGCTGGATGCTGACGTTCCGCGCTGTGGTCAGGCCAGACTTGTATTGTGCAATGTCTGTCCGGGCGCGTAGCTTTGGATCTAACTCGCCAGCCGTAAAGTCATTCTGGATAGAAACAATCCGGCTCATGCTAGAACCTTATGTCAGAAATGGGGAACTCTTGAATAGTCTGTGCCGGTCTGTCGGCACCGTCAATGTTGATGGCAACGCGCATCAGGCCGCCGCGCATATTCTCTGACGGCGCACCGTATGCCTTCTGGTGGTAATAGTCGCCCTTGGTTATCTGATCTGTGACCGGCTCTGCAAAGTCAGCGGCCAGCGCCATTTTTAACAACCGCACAAAATATGGCGGGAAGATGGCCTCAGTTGGCCGGAACTGGTAATCAATCCAAACGTCTTCGTAATTTGTAAAAAGACCCAGATTGTAAATCTCAAAATCACGCACTGGCTGTGCGGCAACAGCGCCAACATTGAATACTGCTTTTGGGTTGCCTAAAATATCGCCGGGCAGCGCGTAGGTGTATTTCCATTCATTAATGGGTGTTCTTGCTAGCTGTGCCAACTTTACCTTTTTGACAGACCAACTGAATGGATACTGCATTAAGATAGTGTCGCGGATGTCATCATACAGCCTGTCGGCGACTTGCGCCTCATCTGTACCAGTCGCAAATGACGAAAGGGGCGCAGCCCCCAGCATAATCAATGCCTCAGAACATATAGATAGTTTAGTATCGCCCTGCGCCATTAGCTACTCCAATAAGGATAAGAGGGGCGGGTTTCCCCGCCCCACTAGGATTAGTCAGCGTCAGCGACAGATACTGCCGTGCCGTCTGATACGTCAACAACACCAGATGTGTTTGACAGAACAACAACGATGCTCATTGTTGGTGTCGCGCTGTCGTGAACAAAGATGATGTCGCCGACCGCCAGAGTGTCTGACAGATCATTGAAATATCCCTCTGTGTTCACGTCAGCAATCGCGTCTGCTGATGTGTAGGTGTACATGCTAGGTGCATTGCCTGATTTGGCTGCACCGATAACATTAAAGCCTGCTGATGAATAAGCCATTAGTCAGTCTCCTTTCTATTCGGTGCAAGAGATCTTGACGATACCTTCATCGTCAATGGCAACCGCGCCAGCGGAGAACATTGAAGACACAAGGAACGACGTTTTCTCAGGAACGTAGTTGATCTCAGACTTTTGGTTCATGCCAATGCCCATACCCATTGCATCTTTGTGGAATGCAAAACAGGTGCGGGTTGATGGGATGGGCAAGCCACCTTCATCACGGTCACCAAGAGTTACGAACTTGAAGCCCATAAAGGTGTCAACCTCACCAGAAACCAGAGCCTTTACGGTTGCAAAGTCACTGCTGGTGATTTCGGTTTCGCCCAACATGCCAGCCAAGTTGTTGGCGTGGATGATCATGCAACGGCCTTCAGATGGAACATTGTTGGCGTCAAGCAGCTTTTTAGCTTCAATCAGCTTTTCAATGTTCATGTTTGTGCCAGCGCCACCAATGGTAGTCGCAACGGTCAGTGATGTTGATGATGCGTTTAGGGCATCAATAACAAGCTGATCCATACGGCGGCCAATGGCGTTACCAACTACTTGTACCAACTCACGGCGCTCGTCAAAATTGACTTTTTGCTGTGAGAAGATATCGCTGTATTCAGCAGCGATGTAGTCAGACATTGTGGCTGTGACTTGTGAGTAAGTCACGTTTAGTGGTGTTACGTCAGTTTGTGGAACACGAACTGTTGCGGTGCCTTTTCCGATTTTCGGAAACTTCACCTGATTACCTTCGACATTTGTACGCTCGCGAGTTAAGCCAGCCAGTGCGCGTGACGACTGATATGCCTGCTTAACTTCGGCATCGAACAACTGAACGAAAGCATTGGAAATGCCTACTGCCATTTTCCTAGTCCTTTCATTACAAAGTTAAAACACGATTACGCCAAGCAGGTATCCTTACGGGCTGCGGCTTGGGCATATACGCTACGCCCCCAAGCGTTTGCGACAGGTCAAAGGCTTGATTGTCTGTCAAGGGTGATTTTATAGAAAAACACGGCAATTGTAAACAACTGCCGTGCTTAGATTAAATGGCTGAGTATTCTTGGGTGCCATACACCTGTTCAAACATTTTCTCAACCTTGGCACGGTATGCCGGGTCATTGTTGTACTCAGGCTTGCCAACCATCGCCATCAGTTCTTCTTTCGATGGTGCGCCGTCAATTGGCCCGACCTCAACCGGGATGGGCTTGTCGCCGTAATAGCTGCGAACTTTTTGCAAGGCGCGCAAACCTTGAGCCGTACCGCCCATTATCTTGAACTCTTCAAAGTCAGCGTCTGACCATACGCCCTTGCGTACTAGGCTCGACGCCCAGTCAGTCATCGACTTAATAGTTTGGTCAGCGTTGTTGCCCAGCTTCTCATATTCTTCTTTAAATGAGACCTCGCCTGCGTCAGCCTCTTCGCCAGCCATTTGTATAAATGTGCTAGCCAATTGCTCATACGCTGCCTGACTGATGCCATTTTCTTTTGCCCACTCTGAGTAAGCATTATACAGAGGATCATCGTTACCAATCCCGGCCTCTTCAAAAAGGCTCGTGTCATAATTATCAGGGACTTTATGTTTTCCCTGACTAAACTTTTTTTGCAGTTCGTTATATGACTTAACAAGGTTTTCAAGATCTGGCCCATCGTCCTCATTCCAAAACTTTTCGGGATACCATTCTGGCCGCGCCAGTTCTATTTCCTCATCTTCTTTGGCAACAGTCACGTCATCGAGTGACGGCTCATTGTCAGGCAATTGATGTGAAATAGTTGCCTCTTCAGCTTGCTGCTGGTTGTCGTCGCCCTCGACTTGGGCTTCGGCCAACAGACCATCTGTATCGTTCATAGGTTTCTCGCTCTCTTGATGCGCCGCTCAATTTCCCTGACCAGACTATTCTGGCCTTCTCTAGCGTAGCCGTGGCTGGCATCCTCGCCGGGATACCAACTAGGCTGCTCTATCGTTAGTGATCGCAAATGGGTGAGCAGCTTTGCCCCATCATCACTAGCGAACACACGCAGATACAGACGATCAATGTCGTCTTTATCAACTTGCTGTTTTTCTGCAATCTCAGGATCTACAGTTTGTAGACCATCCCACCCGGACGGGTTCATTACATCATCCCTTCTGGGGGTGCCTCACCTTCTACTGGTGCGCCACCCTCTGCTTGCGCTTGAGCCTGCATCATCTGTGCGGCCTGTTCCATCATTTGCTGACGCTCTTGTGGTGTGGTGCGTAAATCCGCAGGCACACCCAGTTTGTCAGCCACATAATCTGCAATGCTTCCCATCTTCACCGCCATCTGGCCTTCCGGGCCAAGCGCTGATGACATCTGCACCCACTGCATAATCTTTTCTATGTCGCCCATATTCTGTGCCTGTGCAATTGGGCTGACCGGCGTGACCTTTACCTCAAGGCCATTGACGCGCAACGGCATCTCAATCAGGCCGCGCTCATCCATCACATACAAGATACGCGATACCAGCGGCACCATAGTCTCAGTAATCAACCGGCCAAACGCTGAACCAAGGTTCTGTGCCAGTTCTTTCATCCGCTCTGCAATTTCTGTGGCAGACCGCGCTGACATGTTGTCAGGCGGCAGTGTGTCGTCCAGCAAGATCTTTTTGACGTTCATGCGTAGGTCATTGATCACGATCTGCGACACATTGAAATCACCAGAGCGCGGCATCTGACGCAGGCTCTCGCCTTGTGGGCCACCGTTACGCGCAACCGGGATAATGGCACCCGGCTGGATGCGGATGTTTTGCGGGTTCAACACGCCGTCGTCAGCCGCCGTGTAAACGCCAGCAATAGACAGGCTGGCATTCTTCAGCAGCAATTCCAGCGTCTTATTCAGCGTCTTAATGTCTGGGATGGCTGTGACTAGTGGCCCCCGGCCATACACCTCACCCGCCACTTTCATGTAACGCGCAACGATCCAAGGCGATGACTTCATGCGGCGCATAAGCAGACCGGCTTTGCCCTCTGCCCAAATTACATGATAGCAATAGTCGCCCTTCTCTGGGTCATACAGTGTGGCCTCAACCAGATCTATTTCCTGAGTTGGCTTGTCGTCGATCATGCGCTGCAAGCGATCAGGTATATCGGCGTCAGTCCAATGCTGCTTGATGGCCTCGCCCTTCAGACGCATACGGCGATAGACGTTATCAACCTTGCCGTGTGCGCCCTCTTCGATACTGACCAGATACTGCGGCACAGCGGTAAAGCGAATAGGCGTCATGTCATCGCCGGGCTGCACCAGCATGACGGCTGTGCCAACGGCAAGGTCAAGCAAGAACTCGCCCATAGCCAAATCAAAATTAGACTGCCGCAACAGGCTGAACATTGTGTCGGCATACATGTCCAATGCCATTTGCGCTTCCAACTTGCGATCCTCTGGGATTTCCGGCCCCGGCTCTAATCGGCACCACGGCGCGTATGGCGGAAACAAGCCAGACTGAATACGGTTAGCGAAGCGCTGTGTCGCATTGATGGCGGTGCTGTCGAACACACGCGCCATTTTATTCTGACCCGGTGAACCGCCGCCCTCGTAATAGCCGTCATACAGATTGCGCTGCGGCAGGCCAAACTCGTAGCAGTCTTCATAGATCTGACGCCAGTTGTCTTTGCGGCGCTGCGCCACGTCGTGACGCTTTAGGATGTCCTCAACACTATGCACTGGCTTTATTCCTCTTGCTTATCGCCGCCGCTTTCGACTTGGCGTCTGCTTTTGAACTCGCGCCCCAAGCGCGAAGTGATAAAAGCAGGCGCGTTGGCTTGCCCTTTTCGTCACGCTCCGGCCCCGGCATGTTGCCCATACGCGCCAAAAAAGAAGCGCGGCGCGGATTGTCGCCGGATTTCACTGGGCGCTTTAGGTTCATGCCTTGCGCCTTGGCAGAGCGCCGACCGGCCTCGTTTAGACCGCCCTTCGGGTTTTTACCCGCCTTGCGTGTCCAAGCGGGGGAAGCCATTAACGACCAATCCGAATTGACGCGGTGCCGCTGGTGTAATCGCCGGTCTTGATGCCAGCGCGGTAAACAACGATAGGCTCGCCGTCGTAACCGGCTGTCTCAATCGGCGCGGTAAATGTGTCAACGTCACGCCAAGTAGCGCCAGCGTCAAAGCTGCGTTGCACTGTTACAGTACCAACAAATGTGCCGCTGATCGAAAAGCTGAAATTGCCCTCAACATATAAACCATCTGTAAAAGTGTTTTCCGCAGAAATGTCGGCCTCAACCAGACCTACGTTTTTATCTAATACTGCCATTTTATCCTCTTGCCGCTCTCATGTTATCAATCAAGTTAGGATATGGGCGGCCAGCTTTTTTGGCTGCTCGCATAGCGCTGCGTTTTTTAGCCGGGCTAAGACCTTTTGGTTTAGGCAATCCCTTCGGACGTTTTTTGTCCCAAACTTCTTTAGCCATTACTTACCGTAACCCTTCCCTTTTTTCTTAGGCATAATCTTTCCTCTTCGCCATTTTGGTTTTCATGTTGGCCTCAGTTACCCGGCCACCAGTCTGCCGTGCATATTCTTTAGCCGCCTTCATACCAGCCTTGCTGTAAGCAAAGTGGCGGGTCTTACCGTCTTTGGATACTACCTTTGGCATTTACGCCCCCAATGTTGTTTGTGTGCCTTCATCTTCAGCAGCAGAGCCAAGCCTGCCGCCACTTAGCAGTGACCGGCGTCCAGAGCGGCGAGCGCGGCGTCTGGCTGCCGCTGCTTTTTCGGCTGTGGTTGCCATAGCAACTTTTTCGACACTCTCAGGTGCTGTAGCTGGCTCTGCTAATTGTCTTGACTGCGGCACCTCTTTAACGACGCCAACAGACTTAGCCAAATTTGTCACAGCTTTCCCAGCAGATCCCATAACTATACTCCTAATGTGGTTTGATCGTCGGCGGTGCCACCGCGAACACTAGACAACAATTGACGTGAACCGCCTCTGCGACGGGCGCGTTGCCGCGCCGCCATCTGGCGCTGCTGCAAATCCTCTTGCGCCGCCAGACGCTCTTCCTGACGCTCTTGCGCCTCAGTCACCTTTGGTGCCACTTGTTGCGGCGTCGGCATCTTTGGCGTCTTAAATAAAGCGGTCATTCATAAATCCTCGCAAACATAATATGATCAGCGCCAGTGGGGCCGTAATTACGCAACAGCCCCTCGCGAGTGAATTGTAACGCATCTGCCCACCTGACAGCAAGTTCATTTTCCGCATTTACCGTCAACTGCAACCGCTTCAATCCCTTTGTGGTAGCAATGTGATTAAAATAACGTCTGGCGCACCGCGTGACTGATACAGCCAAGGTATCAACTTGCTTGCCTGTCAACAGCCAAGCCTCGCCCATACCCGGCCACAAAATGTTGGTGCCAAAGCAAGCGACTATTTTACCGCGATACAGCGCCGTGCAGGCGTCCCCCGCCGCTTGAAACGATCTGAGCATGTCGTCGTAGTCAGGCACGGCGTCGTAGTATTCGCGGTCAAATGGCCGCAGATCCATCACACGCGGGTGCGCCCAGTGAAATGGCACAATCTGCACATAGCGGTTTGTCGATATCTCGTTAAAAAATTTCAAAGTCTGCATTGGCCGTTAGCTGTTTAAACTGTTTGCTGAACTGGCTGTTGCGCGTAATACTCCGCACCTCACCGGCACCCAGCATCAAATAACCAAACGCATCGCCGACGTGTGAGTGTTCATTCTTATTCGGCGCATCCCGGAACCTCTCATACCCGGCACCAACGGCGACGCGCTTAAAGTGATAGCCGCCAGCCAGTGACTTGCGGGTGCGGGTGCATTTGCTGTTGACGATCAGCCCGGCCTTACCGTCAACCATCCTATTCATCGGCATAGCACCTGCCTCGCGCCGCACCTTAAAGTCGTTGGTGCTAGTTGGCCGGGCATGTAAACCCATCGTCTTCAAATGCTCAAACGCCGTCACCTCAAATATCTCATCGCGCTTGACGCCTGCCGGATCACCCCAGACCAACACGTCAGATTTAGGAAACATTGTTTGTATGTCAGCCAATAAATGATGACAGAACCGCTCAAGCCCCATATCAAACGCCACCAACTCATGCACGACATTCCATCGCCCGTTCTGCATTTTCTGCCCAAACACCGCCGCCGGGGTCAAACCAAAGTCAAGCCCGATATGAACAGGC